GTTCACCACGCTTCACTCACAGTAGTGATGAAGGATTACAAAGAAAAAGGTAATGAGATCCCTTCAGATCTATTTAGTACGTTTGACGGAAGTCAGACTAAATTAAAAAATAAATAATAACGATTAACTAATAGGAGTTATATATGAGTACAGAAAGTACAATCGTAAAGAAAGATAATGCAGGTGCATTATCTACAATTAACCTAAGAGCTGATTCAGGTAAAGGAACTGAGGAGTTAAGATCGGATGATGTATCAACACCGATTTTAAAAATTCTTCATCAGTTATCACCTGAATGTAACTCAAGAAACGCAAAGTACGTTGAAGGTGCAAAACCTGGAATGATCTATTCTGGTAGTTTTGGAAATTTAATTGATGGTGAGAAGGGACTAGATATAGTTGTTGCTCATACTCAAACTAGATTTCCTGAGTGGCAAGAAAGAGGAGACAGCGCAGCTGCTCCAGTAGGAACTCATTTAGAGATACCTGCAGATGCTACTGAAGAAAAGAATGGTAGATATAGATTGACTAATGGAAACTATGTAGAGAAAACTATGTATTTTTATGTAGTCGCTATAGTTGGCAATGAGTTTAGAAAAGCTGTTATTGCCATGAGATCATCTAATTTAACTCCAGGTAGAGAGTTAAACAACTTGATTGCTAACTTGAGAATGACAGATTCACAAGGTACATTTCAACCGGCAGCATACACTGCAGTGTTCAACTTAAAAACAGTTGGAAAAAACTGGGGTGATAAAAGCTGGCATGTGTACAAGCCGTCATTAGTAAAAATGTTAGATGTATCCAAAGGTATGGATGCTGAAGCTTATACTATGGCACAGAATCTACAGAAAGAAGTTTCTAAAGGTTCTGCTAAACCAAAGTATGATAAAGTTGAAAACAAAAATACTAAAGACATTATCTAATTCCCTTTGGGAATGTAGCTACAGAGGCGCTGAAGGGAGACTGGAGGCGCCTTTAGAAATTATTAAAAGGACAGGAATAAATGCAGGAATATATAAAATACTTTTCAGGATTGAAAAGAAACTACGGAGTTTGCAAGACTACTGAAGGTTTTGTAGATGGAGAAACAGGTAAGAAAAGGTATCCACACGAATGGTCCTCAATACCTGTTGTTGAACAAGATTATTTAGATCACTTATCTGGTGTTAAGTCTATTGGTATACAACCATGTACTGATGAAGGTAAAGCTAGATTTGGTGCAATTGATGTTGATAAATATCCAATAGATAGAAAATTTTATCTAGACATCATACAAGAAAAAAAGCTTCCGATAATACCTGTCCTATCGAAGAGTGGTGGACTACATTTATATGTGTTCACCACTGAGTATGTAAAAGCAAAAGCGATAAGAGACTTTTTAGAACAGGTTTTATTTTTATTTAAACTACCAATCAATACAGAAATATTTCCAAAACAAACTTCACTAGGTGAGAATGCTGATGGTGAAAAGACTAATGGTAACTTTATAAACTTACCTTACAATAGTATTTCTAGAAAAGCATTACTACCAAGTGGTGAAGAAATGCAAATTGATATGTTCTTAAAAGTTGTTGCAGCAAATGCACAAACAGAAGATCAACTAAAAGATATACAAAAAAGAATTGTAGAAGATGAATTATCGGGTGGTGGAGAAGAGTTTGTAGATGGTCCACCATGTTTAGGTATACTAACAAAACAACTAATGAAAGATGGTAGAGATAGATTCTTATATAACTATATGGTGTTTGCTAAGAAAAAGTATCCAGACAAATGGCAAGACAAAGTAATAGAAGCTGCAAGAAAATATTTTGAGTTTGATAATAACTGGACAGATATACATGTAAATCAAAAGATTAAAAGTTGGAGTAAAGATACTAAAGGTCATACTTGTAATGATCCATTACTAGCACCGGTGTGTGTAAAGTCTGTATGTATGAAAAGAAAGTTCGGGATTATATCAGATAATAAACCGGTATGGCCAGCGTTATCAGCATTACAAAAACTAAATATAAAACCTACACCTGAATGGTATTTTACTGTTGAGAATGAAGAAGGACAAACAAAACAAGTGCACGCAAAGAATGTGCATAGAATAGAAAGCCAAAAAGAATTGAGAGCATTGTTAATGGAGCAAGTACACATAGTACCACCAACAATAAAAGGTAATGACTTTTATGAAATACTAAAAAATTTATTTGAGAAATCTAAGATAGAAGTATTAGAACCTGCAGAAGGAACTAATCCATCTGATATATTGAAAGCACATATACATAGATACATAAACGATCCACAAGCTAAGAAATATAATTCTTTCAAAAGTGGTAGACCATTGTTAGATGATGAGTATGCATACTTTTTATACAGTGCATTCTATGATGATTTAAAAACATATGAATGGAAAGAATCATCAGCTAAAACATCACTAATGATTAAAGCATTGTTTCCTAGTAAGAAACCAGAAGAACAAGCTAAGTTTGATCACAGTAAAAAATTTCCTGGAAAAGACTCTGACAACAAACAGTATCCACCATTAAAGACTTTACGAATACCATTAAAGTATTTTGAAAGTGAAGAAGAAGTTAATGAACAACATCAGTTTGAAAGTGAAGAAGACATAGTATGATTTATAAATACTATGGTCCACCAGGAACCGGTAAGACATTTAAACTTATAAGTAGATCAAAAGCATACGCAAGACTAGGAACACCACTTCATAAAATAGGTTACTTCGCATTTAGTAAAAAAGCTGCAGGTGTTGCAAAAGAAAGAATGCCTGCTAATGAAAAGAATCTTCCATACTTTCAAACACTACATTCTTTTTGTTTTAATTTTTTAGATATGAAGAAAGAAGATATTATGCAGCCATATCATTATGAAAAGTTTGGTAAAGAAATAAATGTAAAAGTAAAATACGCAGACAAATATAACAAAGAAGAAATAAGTTATTTAACTTGTGACAATCCTTATTTTCAATTGATACATAAAGCAGTAAATAAATGTATTACTGTTAGAGAAGAATACGAACTATGGGAACATGATACAAAAGAAATAGTATGGTCAACTCTAAAATATATAAGTGATAATTTAATTAAATACAAAGACGCTAAGAATCTATATGACTTCAATGATCTGGTAGATCTTACAATTAAATCTAAAGACAAAGAAAACTTTCCTACATTCAAAGCAGTATTTATTGATGAAGCACAGGATCTGTCACCATTACAATGGAAACTATTTGATGTGTTTAAAGAAAAATCACAAGATATCTATTTAGCAGGTGATGATGACCAGGCTATATTCGTATGGGCTGGTGCAGATGTAGAGAGATTTATCAAGGAACCGGCTAAAGAAAGGGTCCTAAAGTACTCTAAACGTGTGTCTAGAACCGTCCAGGAGGAGTCTCAGAAGCCGATTGAGAAGATTATGGGTATAAGGAAGGAAAAACACTATTTACCCCGAGATTATGAGGGAGAATCATTTACCATAGGTAACCTGAGTCAAGTAGATTTGACTAAAGGTAAGTGGTTAATTTTAAGTAGAACTATATCTAGACAAGTAAAGATAGCTGAAGAATTGAAACGTAAAGATTTATTCTATGAAACTAATAAAGGTAAAAGTTTTGCAGTAACTATGTATCGAGCTGCAATGCAATACGAGTCTTGGACCAGGCATCAGGAATTAGAAGATAGAATTATAAAAGATATAAAAGAATACACAGGTGATGTTGAATGGAATCGAAACAAAGATTGGTTTGATGCATTTGTTGAAGCTGATGAAAAAGAAAAATTGTATATAAAAAATATGTTGGACAATGGAGAAAATTTAAATACGGATGCTAGAATATGGCTATCCACAATACACGCAGCAAAAGGTGGAGAAGAAGATAACGTAATTTTATGTTTAGATATGGGAAAGAAAATTCTTAAATCTATTAAACGTAGTCAAGAGAAAAATGATGAAGAACATAGAGTCTGGTATGTAGGAACCACAAGAGCAAGAAATAACCTATACAAACTAAAAGCAAAAATACAAAGAACAGGATATCAACTATGAGAATAATTACATCAGATATATTTATAACAATCACATTAACATTTTTTGTCATCAACATAATGGAGGTATTAAAATGACACACAAAGATATATTTAAAGATTCATTTCCACAAGATAAGCAGATAGGTGGGAGTCACTACAAAGACTTTCACATTCAACCTTATGAGTTTATTTCAAAGAATGACCTTTCTTTTTTTCAGGGGAATGTTATAAAGTATGTTTGTCGCTACAAGAACAAGGCGGGAATACAAGACTTAGAAAAAATAATTCATTACTGTGAATTAGAAATTAAAACAATGAAAGATCTTAAAAAGAAATGATCATACCACAAACAGAATGGTTAGCACCTACAGAGTATCCGGATCTAAGATCAGCAAATGAAATTGCAATTGACTTAGAGACACGTGATCCAGACTTAAAGAAACTGGGTTCAGGAGCCATCATAGGTAATGGTGAAGTTGTAGGTATAGCTGTTGCTGTAGATGGTTGGAAAGGTTACTTTCCTATTGCCCATGAGATTGGTCCAAACCTAGATCGTAAAAAAGTTTTAGATTGGTTTACTGATGTATGCGAATCACCTGCTACAAAAATATTTCATAACGCAATGTACGACGTATGTTGGATACGTAATTTAGGTATAAAAATCAATGGTTTAATCGTAGATACTATGATTGCAGCATCATTAATTGATGAGAATAGATTCTCTTATACCTTAAATACTATGTCCTGGGCTTATCTTAACAAAGGTAAGAATGAAGCAAGACTAATAGAAGCTGCAAAAGAAAGAGGACTAGATGCAAAAGCTGACATGTGGAGATTACCTGCAATGGAAGTTGGATCTTATGCAGAACAAGATGCTGAACTTACTTTAGAACTTTGGCAAAAATTTAAAAAGATAATTATCGAAGATGATTTACAGAATGTATTTAATCTTGAGACAGATCTGTTTCCTTGTCTGGTCGATATGCGCTTCCTAGGGGTGAGGGTAGATGTCGAGAAAGCCAATCAATTGAAAACAGCACTGGCAGTAAAAGAACAAAACCTAATACAACAAATAAAAATAGAAACAGGAGTAGAAGTTCAGTTAATGGCAGCAAGAAGTATTGCTCCACTTTTCGATAAATTAAATTTACCTTATTCAAGAACTGAGAAATCTGATGAGCCATCATTTACTAAAAACTTTCTTGTTACACATAAACATCCTGTAGTACGTATGATAGCAGAAGCTAGAAAAATAAACAAGGTCAGAACTACATTTATTGATTCTATTATTAAACATGAACATAAAGGTAGAATACATGCAGACATTAATCAAATTAGATCTGATGATGGTGGTACCGTTACCGGTAGATTTAGTTATTCTAATCCTAACCTACAACAGATTCCAGCAAGAGATCCAGATACAGGACCATTGATAAGATCATTATTTATACCTGAAGAAGGTTGCAAGTGGGGTACGTTTGACTACTCGCAACAGGAACCAAGATTAGTTGCACACTACTCACTAAAATTTGAATTACCTTCTGTAAATGATATTGCAGATTCATATGAAAATGATCCTTCAACAGACTTTCACAAAATTGTTGCAGAGATGGCAGAGATACCTAGATCACAAGCAAAGACAATTAACTTAGGTTTATTCTATGGTATGGGTAAGGGTAAGTTGATGAATGAATTAGATTTAACAAAAGAGAAAGCTGATGAACTATTTAAAAAGTATCATGGTAGAGCACCTTTTGTAAAACAATTAATGAATAAAGTTATGAACGCAGCTTTAAACAAAGGCCAAATAAAAACTTTACTTGGTAGACGTTGTAGGTTTCCAAAGTATGAACCTATATTAAATGGTAGTGATTGGGGTAAATATATACCACCGGAAGATGAAGAACGTATGAAAGAACTACAAGAGATGGGACCAGTGTTGATAGACTTTGAAGGTAAAGTTATCAAAGACAAAGATGGAAAGTCAAAGAAAAATTATTGGCATAAGAATCCAACACGTAGAGCTTTTACATACAAAGCATTAAATAAATTAATACAAGGATCAGCTGCAGATATGACAAAAAAAGCAATGGTTAATTTATATAAAAATGGATATCTTTCACATATACAGATCCATGATGAATTAGATTTTTCTATTGAATCAGAAGCTCAAGCTGATAAAATAAAAGAAATAATGGAACAAGCAGTAGACTTGGAAGTTCCGAATAAAGTTGATTATGAATCTGGACCTAACTGGGGAGAGATAAAATAAACTATGGCTTATTTAAATGCGGACATACCACCTATCTACTGTAAAATACGTAAGGAGTATTTATATGATCTGGAAAAACATCAAGGAGAGTCTGTTGACTGCTGCATCTTTAGTGTGGTCTCTATTACAGATAGGGCTCTCTTATTTAACATTATGCTACCAAATGGTGCATGCTTTTGGCGTTTACCTATATCAGCGTTTTTTCAAGAAAAATTTGACAGAGAAGACGTACCAGATATCGCAATCGACAATCTTCAATTATGGAATTGCTTTAGTTATTATCCTAGTGTTCATTGCTTTAGTTTTTTAAGGGGTAAACGAGGAAAATACTTTGGTAAAGACAAAATAAACTATCCATTTGAATATTTATTTACTGTTGACTGGGGACATCCAGATAGTAATATACTAGATACTGAGCATTCTGAAATTCCTGCAGAACATAAGTGTGCTCACATACTTGCTTTAGACAATGGCAATTATGCAGCACAACCAAACAATAGAATATTGTGGGATGCTCCAAATTATACAACTGATAGAGAAGTACCAGACTATAGGGTTCAAACTACAAGATGGAATGTAGAAAACAAAGATTGGTTGACTGAAGATAGTAATAAAATGTTTTATAAAACAGAGGATAAAAAATGAGTTTAAATATATGTTTAGATTGTAACTTTGAAAAGAAAAAGTGTCAGTGTGTTATTGAACCACCTAAAGTTAAAATGAGTTGGTGGAAAAGAATAATTTATTTTTTAATAGGTTGAAAGTAATGGAGTATTGTAGGATGAATTATTATTTTACAGGTGCTTTAATTGTAGCTTTTGTATTAATAGCCTTATTTTTACAACCAGGATATATACCTAGATGAGCAATAAACCTTTAAATATTGGAGAAGAAGCACGAGTGCAGATGCCGATGAAAACCGTAGCCTCACTGATCGTGCTCGTCGCAATGGGCGTGTTCGCTTATACGGAGCTGACTGCGAGGTTGGT